CATGTCAAGTATACTTGCATTAGAAACTTGCTTATGATAATATAGATTTATGAACAACAGCGAGGCAGCAATACTAAGGTGGAGCAAGATAAGTCCGGAAGAAAGATCTAGGAGAGCTAGTGTTATTGCCACTAAGCGTTGGAAGTCTGTAACGGTCGAAGACAGACGGAAGCACTCACTTAAGATGTTGAGTGGAAAAAAGATAAAAAGTATGGTATCATAAGCAAATGGAAACAAAAGCAAAGATGATCTCAGAGCATAAACGCCTAGTGAAGATTCTAACATCTGGTGATAAAATCGCTCAGATGAATGAAGCTAAGAGACAAAGTAAAGAATTACAAGAAATGCTTAAAGCTCCTAATACAAAGAAGAGCTTAGGTATAAAAGGTTTAATTTAAATACAATGGGAGTAAAAAATATGATCGTAGGAGAGGCTACTGTTGAGAATAAGACTGATGCAGAACTTGCAAAGGATTTACTTGATAGTAACAATGCAGTTATTGCAGAGTTGGGACATTCAAAGGCTGAGGAAAATGCTGAATTAAAATAATATGTTTTGGTTTAAAAATAAAGGAATACCATCAGTGAATGAATCTACTATTTGTAGAGATGAATTAGCGAGAACTAATTTACAAATTCTTTTAATGAGAGATAATCTTTTAGAAGAACGCTTACAAGATATAGAAAAAGATATAAAACTTACTTGGGATTATTTGGGAGTTAAAAAGTCGACGACACCAGCTCAGGTTAAAAGTTATAAGTTAACAAAAAATAAATAATGAAAAAAGTAGTAAAGAAAGTAGCTCCAAAGAAAGTGGTAGCAAAGAAAACTAAATAGTAACTATATATCAGTCATCATTATTGGTGGCTGAAATTATGGCTAGTATAAGAGCAAAAAAAGCTTTGACAAACCTGGTGGTAAATGGTGGGAATAAAGCCAAAGCTCTTCGTGATGCTGGTTATTCTGAAGCTGTTGTAAATACTCCATCAAAGGTATTTGACTCTGTTGAGTTGAAACCAGAAGTAGATAGATCATTGTCTAAAATAGATAGAGAATGTGAAAGACTTATTGATTCAGCAATGCAGAAAGATCTTGAACCTGAGAAGTATTCTGATGTTGTAACCGCTTATGAGAAACTAAAAAAGTTATCACAATTATTAGGAGGCAAAGCAACTGAGAATGTAGCAATGAGTGTAACAGGATTTAATTTAAACATAAGAACAGATGACAGAATATAAAATACCAGAGCCACCAAATGAAATTTTTCTTTATCGTAATGATCAAGTATTTGATATTATGAATGAAGGCGCAACAACTTATATGTTGGACCGGATTGAATATACTGATGGTATCAAAGTTTATATAAAAGATATTCCTTATCCTAAAAAAGGTTTTGTTACACCAGAAGCTATTTGGTCTTGTAATATTCTTAAAAGAGTTTTGATGCTTGCCTCTCCATTACAAAAACCTAGTAAGTTTATTAAAGGTTTCAATGAACTTGGTTACAAGGTAATGAAACATCATCTATTGAAACTATGTTCAATGACTCCAGTGGCTAAGGAGCTACATATATTGATTAAAACATTTATGGTTCACCTAGGCTTTGATAAACAAATGTCTTATGAATTTGCTATGTTCTTCTCACATTTAATTGAATATGATGACGCATACAGATATAGATTTCAAGATGTTATGAGTGAAATAACTAAGGAACAATTACTTGAGTATCCAAGAAGAACTATTGATAATATAATGTTGTTACTCTATGCTAGAGACTCAGCTGGGGTTGCTAATAAGTTTAACAAAATAGCTGTGATGTTCTATTGGTTATTACTAATACCAAAAGTAAGAATAGCTTGGAATAAAACTATTGAGATTATGAACATTGAAGCTTTACAATATGATAAGGACGATAGATACTGGGTATCAGTACGTGATGACTATAAGTATATGGGAAAGACTTATAAAGAAAGGTTTGATGTGCTAGACATAAAGCCACAAGGCTACAAAATGAAATATGAGTAAACATGAAATCATAATCCAATATACAAAGATAATTCTAGCGATTATAGCTATTAGTCTCTTCATTTATTATAAATAATATATGGCTTTCATTGATGTAAACCCAACTCGTAAACAAAGCCTTGCTTATCTAAAGCTTGAGGACAAACAAACTCGCTATATTTTATATGGTGGTGCAGCGGGATCCGGAAAGTCTTGGCTCGGTTGTGAATGGTTAATGATGAATTGTTACAGATTCCCTGGTTCCAAATGGTTCGTAGGACGTGAAGAGTTAAAGAAGCTTATGCAATCAACATTCCTGTCATGGATAAAAGTGTGTAACTATTATCATATTCCAAAAGAAGATTGGTGGATTAATGGTCAGTATAACTTTATTGAATTTAAGAATGGCTCTCGTATAGACTTACTTGACTTAAAGTTCTTGCCAACAGATCCAATGTATGAACGATTAGGATCTCTTGAGTACACTGGAGGATGGATAGAAGAAGCTGGTGAAGTAAACTTCATGGCTTTTGATGTGCTCAAATCACGTGTAGGACGTCAGATGAATAAAGAATATAATCTGTTACCAAAGATACTGTTAACCTGTAATCCTAATAAAGAATGGTTGTATCACACAATCTATTTGCCAGACAAAGAAGGTAAACTACCACGTGAGTATCACTTCATAAAAGCTCTATACTCTGATAATCCACACACTGCTAAAGAGTATGGTGAGCAACTAGCACAGATTACAGACAAAGCACAACGAGAACGTTTGATGAATGGTAACTGGGAATATGATAATGATCCAACAGCCTTGATTGCTTATGAGGCTATCATAGACTTGTTTACCAATACTCCGGAGCCAAGTATTGAGAGGTATATAACCGCTGACATCGCAAGGCAGGGTGTAGATAAGACTGTTGTCTTTATCTGGGAAGGACTATTAGTAACTGACATATTCTATTGGAATAAACAGGCACTAGATATAACTAAAACAAAACTATGCGAACTAGCACGTGCTAAACAAGTACCTTATTCTCATATTATAGTTGATGAAGACGGGGTAGGCGGGGGTATTGTGGACTTTATGAATGGTATACATGGCTTTGTTAACAATAGTCAACCGTTTCCTAACAAGGCAACTGGTAATCCAGACAACTATCAGCATCTAAAAGCTCAGTGTTACTATACTCTGGCTGACTACATTAATACACATAAGATTGGTATCAGGACTGAGGATACAAGCTTTAGGCAACTACTGACTGAGGAACTACAGCAGGTACGATCAAAGGATATGGACAAGGATGGTAAACTAAAACTTATGCCAAAGGATGAGATTAAAATGAAACTAGGGCGCTCACCGGACTTTGCAGATGCCTTGATGATGAGAATGTGGTTTGAATTTAGCAAGGATAACGGACCAGCTAAGGTAAGTATTTATAGACCAACATTTAAGATAAATAAGAGGTATTAAAATATCAAAAAATATGGTATAGTTATATCAATCAGCCAAAACGCTTTTAATAAAATAACCAATGTCAATAATAGACCAAACATTAAAACTATCTATCAATGGAAAAGGAGAAATAACATCTCCTAAGTCTGACTACCATCCTAGTGAGAAAGAGAAAGAAATGATTGTCTTAGTAAAGAAGTTCTTTACACTAGGTGATGTAACTATGCGTAAGCCACGTAGAGAGTTTAACGACCTATCTGTGATTACCAGAATGACTGTAGACCAAATGGCTTGGAACACTTACCAGCCCAACGATGGTGATGCACTAGAAGGTGATGAGACTAACGCTTGGAAATCAAGGGCTATGAAACCTATTGTGCGTAACAAGATTGTATCAATCGCTGCTCACGCTACCGCAAGAACTATCTTCCCAAAGGTATTTGCTTACTCAAAGGAGAATGACGAACAGACTGATGCTGCTACTGTTATGCGAGATCTAATGGAGTGGTGTGCTGATAAGTCCGAGTATGAGCAAACCTCATTCTATTCAATCATATCTGCTCTTATCAATCCGGCTTCTATAATCAATCTTGATTATGTAGAGTCTTACAAAGCAGTTAAAGGTGACAAAGGTAAGGATGGTATACGC